CGGCCGCGTAAACGATTGGGGGCCGTATGCTCCCGACCGTGTGCTGACCGTTACCTGCGGCGTTGACGTGCAGGATGACCGCTTCGAGGTCTCCCGGATCGGTTGGGGCGTCGAGGAGGAGAGCTTCGCGCTCGAACACCGAGTCTTCATCGTCGATCCATCGTCTCCCGAGGCGTGGCGCGAGCTTGACGACTACCTTCGCACTCCGACGATCACCGAGGACGGTCGTGAGCTGCCGGTTGCCTCGGCCTGCATCGACTCGGGCGGCCACTACACGCAGGCCGTCTACAACTTCGTCCGGGACAAGGTTCGGCGGAAGGTTTGGGCGATCAAAGGCGCGGCAGGCGAGGGCAGGCCGGTCTGGCCGAAGGCGGCGAGCCGCAACAACAAGGGCCGGATCAACCTCTTCATCGTCGGTGTCGATGCCGCGAAGGACATCATCTACGCGCGCCTGAAGGTTCAGGAGCCTGGACCGGGGTATTGCCACTTTGCGGGTGGTGCTGCGGCCGGGCACACGCCGAAGTTCTTCGAGCAGCTCACGGCCGAGAAGATCACGCTGACCTATTCGAAGGGCCGCCCGAAGCGGTCGTGGGTGAAGGCGTCTTCGGCGCGCAATGAGGCGCTGGACTGCCGCGTTTATGCCTATGCGGCGTTCGTTTCGCTCAACGTGGACTGGAAGCGTGAATTGAAGCGCCGTCAGGACGCTCCGCGCATCGATCTACCCGAGAAAAATGAAGAAGAAGAGGTCGAACAGACCTTTGTTCCGGTGCCTGTTGCTCCGGCTGCGATGCCAAAATTCAAGAGATCATCTCGGCCCTCCAGCTTCATGAGGCGCTGAATAAATAGGCTTATGTCCAATTCAACGCTCGACCAACGCATTGCTGCGCTGAAGGCTATCCGCGAGTCGGGTGTCCTTGAGCTTCGCAACGGCGAAACTCAGATCAAATATCGCAGCTTTGAAGAGCTGAATCTGGCCATCGCGCAGCTTGAGGCCGAGCGCGAGGCCCGCACGAACTCACGTCGTCGCTTTCGTACGATCCGCTTCATCGGTCGGAGCGGCTACTGATGCGGAAGCCACGCTCGAACCATAAGCGGGCCTTCAAGGCTCAGACGCGTCGTCAGGCCCGCGCCTCGGCAGGCGCATTCAACGTCCCCGCGTCGTCATCCACCTCGGCCTACAAGACCACCGGCACTGGCGCGCGCTCTGTCCGCTTCTCGCCGGGCACCATTGGTCCGAACGCTGCTTTGGCGCGCTCCCTGGACAAGCTTCGGGCTCAGAGCCGCGATCAGGCCCGTAAGAGCCCGATCGTCACCGCAGCGACTGACCGCATCGTCGCCAACATCGTCGGATCGGGCATCAAGCCGCAGCTCACCAAACAGCAGATGGAAGCCTTTCTGGCCTGGACGGACCACTCGTCCGTCGATGGCATGAACGACTTCTATGGCCAGCAGGCTCAGATCGCCCGCGCCGTCGTAGACGGTGGTGAGTGCTTCTCGCGCTCCCGCATGCGCACGGCCACCGCGATCGGAATCGTCCCGCTCCAGGTCGAGGTTCTCGAAGCCGAGTTCGTTCCGATCGAGAAGAACGAGGTTCTGACGAACGGCAACACCGTGCGTCACGGCATCGAATTTGACGCCGAGTTCCCGACGAAGCGCGTCGCCTACTACGTCTGGAAGTTTCACCCGGCTGACGGTGTCTTCGGCACCACGGGCAATGAGCTGATCCGCGTCCCGGCCGAAGAGATCGACCACATCTATTTCCAGGAACGTCCGGGCCAAATCCGTGGCGAGCCTTGGTTCGCTCAGGTCCTGGACAAGGTTGCCGACCTGGACATCTACATGACCGCCGAGCTGCTGCGGAAGCAGACCGAGGCGATGTTCACCGGGTTCCTCCGCAAGCCGACCCCTGAGGGCGGCTTCTCCGCCGAGGAACTCCGCGAAATCTATGGCGACGGCGACGACGAGGGCAACGTCGAGCTGAGCCCTGGCACCATGCAGGTGCTTCTGCCGGGCGAGGACGTTGAGTTCTCCAGCCCTGCCAACAACTCGACCGCTCTCGAATCCTTCCGCCGCATGATGCTGCGTGAGATCGCGGCTGCGGTGGGTCTTCCCTACGAGACCTTCTCCAACGACTGGAGCCAGATCAACGACCGCACCTACCGCGCGTCGATGAACGAATTCCGTCGCCTCTGCGCGATGTGGCAGCACCAGATTCTGGTTTTCCAGTTCTGCCGCCCGGTGTTCCGGCGCTGGGCCACTGCCGCGATGCTCCAGGGCATGGTGATCGATCCGCTGAAGGCGGTCGTGTGGACGCCAGAGCGCTGGGCCTACATCAACCCGGTCCAGGACATCAAGGCCATGCAGGACGAGGTCCTCGCGGGCTTCACGTCGCGCTCGGCGATCGTCTCGGCTCGTGGCGAGGATGCTGAGGAAGTCGATGCTCAGCAGGCTGCGGACAACACTCGCGCGGATGGGCTCGGCCTGACCTACGCGTCTGATGCCCGTGTGGATGCCGAGGCTTTGCCAGCATCTGAAGACGATTCCGAAGACGATCTGCCTGAGGATACGCCGCTCAAAGCGGGTCGCGTCGGCTGAGCGCAAACAAAACTAAATAAAAGCATTGAGCCGGTCTGTCATGACTGGCGTGAGGATCATTGATGCCTGTCCGCGTTATTGGAAATCAGCTTTACCTTTACGGGGCGGTTGGTTCCGACCCGTTTGGTGAAGACGGTTTCTCTGCCGAGGAGGTTGTTGAGGCTCTCTCGCAGTTCGAGGCCGATGCTCCGGTTGTCGTCCGCCTGAATTCAGGTGGAGGTCATGCGACCGAAGGTGTCGCGATCCACTCGGTACTTCGTCGTCACCCTGGCGAGGTCACTGTCCTGGTCGAGGGCATTGCGGCTTCTGCGGCATCGCTCATCGCTATCGCTGGTGACGAGGTGATCATGGGGGCCGGTGCCCTGTTCATGATCCATGACCCGGCGACCATGACCTACGGGACCGCAGCGGCTCATTCGGCCGTGCGCGACACCCTCGAAAAACACGGGTCTGCCTACGCCACGCTTTATGCCGAGCGCACCGGCAAACCTGCTCGCGAGATGCGGGACCTGATGCGTATCGAGACGTGGATGACTGCGTCCGAGGCCGTCGATCTCGGGTTTGCGGATGCCGTTGAGCATCTCGGTGAAGACGAAGGCAACCAGCCCACCGCCTTTGCCTACGCGTCTTACACGCGCGCCCCGAAGGCCCTCGCTGCCCTCGCGAAAGCACGTGGCTGGAACGCCCGCGCGCTCACCCCGGCAGCACTGTCTGCACCCCTTGAGGAGATTGATATGTCGAACGTAGGGCGCAAGCGCCTGACGGCCAACCAGCTCGCCAGCGTCGTTGCTGCCCTGGAAGGCTCCCACCCGAAGCTCGCCAAGCTTTTCGCCAACTCGAAGGTCGTCCTGGAGACGGCCACCGAGAAGGAGAAGGACGAGGACGAGACCAAGGAAGAGACCACCGAGACAAAGACGACCGAGCAGGATGCTCCGGCCGAGAAGGAAACGGACGAAGACAAGGAGAAGGAAGAGGCTCCGGTAGCTTCGACCGAAACCGAAGAAGAAAAGAAGGACGAGCCCGAGGTTGATGCCTCGAACTCCGACGAAGAGTCGAAGGACGAAGACGCCGAGAAGGGTAAGGATCAGTCCGAAGACGACAAGCAGGATGAAGAGGACGATGCGGCCGAGCAGGCTCGTGCGTCGGACATCCTGAAGATCGTTGCTTCTACTGCCAACATCTACCCGAACACCGTCAAGGCGGACATCGGCAAGGACTTCGTCAGGGCTGGTTACAGCGTGGCTCAGGTCCGCGACCAGCTTCACGCCATGGTGTGCTCGAAGCAGTCGAAGGAAGTTTCTTCGCAGACTCCGCGCACTGCGGACAAGGATGCGCGCGCCGTTTGGGCGAAGCACGTCACCAATTTCAATAATCGCGCTAAGTAATATTACGCTTAGCCTAGCTCTATATTTGAAAGGAATATTTCATGACTACTTTCGTTGAAGGCCGTCACGCTGGTGAGTTCGTTCTCTCCGAGGGCAGCGGTCACATTTCCCGCGACAACGGCACCGTTGCTTCGGGTCAGGGCAAGCTCGCTGCTGGCACCGTCCTCGCAATCGAGACCGGCAAGTACGTCGCGGCCGAGGCTGGCGACACTGCCGTCGCCATTCTATTCGCCGCTGTCGATGCGACCTCGGCTGACGCCAAGGCCGTCGTCATCGCCCGTTCCGCCGAAGTCGCTGGCGTCGCCCTGACCGGCCTCGTCACCGCCCACCGCGCGCAGCTCGCCGATGTCGGCATCGTGGTTCGCTGAGAACAAACCACGAACATTCAAAGCATTTCAGGAGTAATTTTCAATGCTCGATATTTTCAAGCAGGACGCTTTTGGCGTCGTTCCGCTGACCGATGCGATCAATGCGGTCAAGTTCCAGCCCTCGCTCATCGGTAGCTGGGGCATCTTCCAGGAAACCGGCGTCGCTACGCTGAGCGTCGCTCTGGAATCGCGCGATGGCACGATCGCTCTGATCAGCCCCTCGCAGCGTGGTGGTCCGGGTTCGGTCCTCGACCAGAACAAGCGCTCGCTCCGCAACCTGTCGATCCCGCACTTCGAGATCAACGGCGCGGTGATGGCCGATGAAGTCCAGGGCGTCCGCGCCTGGGGCTCGGAGACCGAGACCGAGACCGTCATGGGCAAGGTCACCGAGAAGCTCGGCACCTATTCGCAGTCGATCGAAGTCACCCTTGAGCACGCCCGCGTTGGCGCTCTGAAGGGCATCATCACCTATGCAGACAGCTCGACGACCAATCTCTTCACCGAGTTCGGTGTCTCCGCCCCGGCCGCGATCGACCTCGATCTCGACAACGCCAGCCCGGCTCCGGGCGCGCTCCGCAAGAAGCTCGCTGG